CATTTAGGCGCTCGCCATTTAGGCGCTCGCCATTTAGGCGCTCGCCATTTAGGCGCTCGCCATTTAGGCGCTCGCCATTTAGGCGCTACATGAAGTACATTCTGTATCATTCATTTCTTTTACTTTTTTCTCGATAGATGCATCAACTGTAAATTTAATAGTACCACTTGGCTTGGTTCTTACATAATATGACCCAGTTTTTAATCCCTGCTCCCAAGCATACATTAGTGTTCTATATAGTTTACTGTCATCTGGAATAGCCATATAAATATTCATACTTTGGGTTTGGTCAACAAAGGGTGCGCGAGCCCTCGCATGCTTTACTACCCAACTGCTCTTAATATCCCACATTGTTTTATATAATTCCTTATAAGTTGGTGGAATATCCAATAGTTCAACTGAACCATCTGCTGCAATTATATGTTGCTTCATATTATCATTCCACATCCCAATTGCAAGTAAATCGTTTACCAGATATTTATTGACTACTGGGAATTCACCCGCCAATGTGCTTCTTGTATATACATTACTGGTAAACCATTCAAAACATTCATTATTCCCCATAATTTGAGAGGTTGATGCAGTGGGCATAAGAGCAGTAAGAAGAGAATTTCTCACACCATAAGTCGCAATTTCTTCCCTTAATTCTTCCCATTCTTGTACTGACCCTTCTTCGCCCCAGAGATCGTGTTGCATTTTACCTTCCCACATTGGAGAATTAATGTAACTACTATATGCACCATAATGACTACCAAGTTTTAGTTCGCACTTGTTGACACGATGATGGTGATAAATAGTATCAAGCATCTTATCCTCCAAGTGAAAGTCCTTATCATAGTATTCAGGAATACCAACTTTTGAGTTGATAAAATGCTCCATATCTTCATATCTACTCTTGGCAATATCCTTACTGGCACACAATGAAGCATGATAAATAGTTTCCATCGCATTACGATTAAAACGCAATGCCATATCACTTTCAAATGGAATCTTCATTGAAACCAATGTATCGGCAAGCCCTTGGATACCCAACCCAATGGGGCGATTTCTGAAATTAGAACATTTAGTCTCAGGAGTGGGGTAATAGTTTTTGTCGATAACGTGGTCTAGATTAATAGTAGCAATATAGGCTGTTCTCCATAGTTCATTATAATCATAATCATCAGCTGTATATTGAATCATATCAGTAAATCCACCAATATGAGTTTCCCCATAAAAGATTTGTGGATAGGTTATAATACCTCGACGACACGCGCCATCAAGGCATAGAATGCCTTGCATTTGTTCGCTACGATATTCTTCTAGTTTCTTTTCTGGGTCATCTTTTTTTTCAACATAATCAAATCCCTTGTATTTGAAATAACTCTTTGCCCAATTGCAATACTTGCAGTTTTCCTTAGTGTAAATGGTCCATTGTTTCTCGCTCTTAAATGGAACAAGATGATGGTTTAGCGAGATTGACGCCAAATTACACACAGCATGTTCTTCATTATTTGATACAAGAGTCACTTCGGCACAAAGATTGGAGGAGCGTATAACATCGATGTTTTTTTGATTCGACTTGTTATTAATACTATCTTTGAACAAAATGTATGGTACACCGCTTTCAAATTGCGATTCCATAATCTTATCCATAAGATGACGAGCCTTAATTACTTTTCTATATTTACCTTCTGCTACGTACTTTTTATATAATTGTGTATATGATTCACCATATGCATCTGTTAGCCCAGGGCATTCAGTGGGACACATCAGATACCATTCTCCGTTATCACGGACCATTTGCATAAAATGATCGCTCAACCACATTGCAAGAAACAAATCACGTGTTCTTTCATTCTCATCACCAATATTACGCTTTAGTTCGAGAAAATCAAGAACATCTGCATGATGTGGTTCAAGATAAATGGCAAAACTACCTTTTCGTTTTCCGCCTTGATTAATGTATCGCGCAATGTCATTGTAAACTCTGAGCATAGGGACAATACCTGACGATGGTGCATTAGTCCCCTTAATAAGACTACCCTTTGCACGGATATTACTGATATGGAGACCAATTCCTCCTGCCCACTTGCTAATTTGCGCAACTCTATCCCAAGTAGTTGTAATCCCATCTAGACTATCATTTGTCCCCAACAGGAAACAACTTGAAAGTTGAGGGCGCCAGGTCCCTGCATTAAAGAGAGTTGGTGATGCATGTGTATATGCCTTATTTGCCAACATATCATAAGTAATTTTAATCTTATCCAAATCACCCATACAGATATAACTGGCTACACGCATAAACATATCCTGAGGACGTTCATAAATAGCTCCAGTGTCTTGGTTTTTAATAAGATAGCTCTTTTCGAGAGTCTTAAATCCAAAGAAATCAAAAATATAATCTTTTTCATAATTCATCATATTGTTAATAGCCTCACGATTTTTTATTACCCAATCAAGCCATTCTTTATCCAAAAGACCGGTATTGGTTTGAATAACCTCCATTTTCTCAACAAAAGTATCCATAGTCTTCTTGTGAAGATTACTAACTAGAATACGCCCAGCTAGATTACCATATGCTGGATTAATGGTTACCATATTACTGCAAATTTTAGCAGATTCCAAGTCTAATTCCTCAGTGGTAATACCGCTATAAATACTAGTTATGACCTTCATAGCCACCACTGTCGGGTCAATAATATCAGCCTTAGTTGGCTGGACTAATTTACTGATTCGGAGGGTGATTTTATCAAACATCACCTTTTCCTTTTCACCATTTCTTTTGATAACGAACATTTGAGAGTTAAGGGGATTGGACATTATATATTATAATATCAATTTTTATTTTTAGAATTATATAATTTTAAAAATTATATAATATATATATAATGGCATCAGCAGCATCAGCAGTAGCCGCAGCACCAATCGGTTTAAATGTGTCGAATAGTCCTTTAACAAATTTTAATTTGTTTTTAAATCCAGGATTAGAACGTATATGTAATGAAGTTTTAGGCGCAAATGTGGTTAGCCAAATAGAAGGCGCAAGTAATATATATGTTTTCAGTAAATATATTCCACGCGGAGGTGAAAAAGCCGAATTATTATCACTGAATAAAATATTTGAAACACTTTTTGCAAGAGCAATATCAACAGACACATTTACTTCATTAATTGGAAAAATGAGTACGAATGTTAAATTAAGAGACAAAACTTTAGAAGAAAAAACTCGTATTATTAAAATAATGATTAAACGTTTTGTAAATCCACCAATTGCATTTGATAATAAAGGACAAGTTATTTTTGATAAATCAAAAACAGAGAAATATTTTGATTTACTTATAAAAAGTCTATTAAAATTTATGGATGAACAATTTGAAAGTATATTAATACAATCAAATTTAGATTTATCATGTACTTTAATTAATGAAATTATTTATAAATATTTGACTGATGAGCCATATGATTGGGAACATGATATAGTTGGCTGGATAAAATCCCAAATACTCGAATCAATTGTTGTATTACAAAAACCAAGTTTTGTAAAAATTCATTTATTAGCATCAGGTGATATATTTGATACAGATACTAATAAATTTTATGATGTTAAATCATCTATAGCAGGATGTAAGACTAATAAAGGCACAATTAGAAGAAAAGATGCACATTCCATAAAACATGAGGGCGAACCAAAGACGGTATGGACCAAAAAAGAACGGATTGATGGATTTTTATATATGGATAAGATTGAACGAATTGACCAACGATTTTTTCCTGGGCGTTTAATATTACCTTTTGATATTGCAGATATAAATAAAACTTTTAATGATATAAAAATAAGAGAAGAAGAAAAACGGCTTACCACGGCTAACGAATTGACAAGATTAAAAAAAGAACCGCAAAAAAATGCTAGAGCTATTCGCGATTTGAAAAATGAATTAGAAGAGTATTCTATGGAGCTTTATTATAAACTTAAGAAAGAAAAAACATATAGAGACACGAAAAGTAGGGATGGTATTTTTGCATTAATATTTAGTCAGCATCAACGCTATAGTAGTGATATATTTCAAAAAACTAAAGATAGGTTGGAAATTTCTAATGAGGAAAAAGAAATATTACTCGACTTAACGAAGGGCTTGCTTGTTTTTGCTCGTAGTATAGATGAAAAAAAAACTATTAATAATTATTTAAGACAATTAAATGATTTTTTCAGAGGTCCTTATAAAATAATAGTGGTGGGTTTTACTATTGATAACGAACACGAAAGTCAAAATTTTGTTAATATCGACGAAATAACACTCGAAAATGTATGTGATAGATTAAGACCATTATACAATAGCATATGGCAAACGGCATTAAGTGTAATCCCATCTGAGTATGATGAAGACAATCACAAAGAAGGTATCTTTATGCGCGCAGAAATAGATATTAATAAGAATGGATTATTACGAACGTGGGAAACTTCTCTCAGAGGGAAAAATGCAATAAATAGAGGTGCAACACAATATGATCCTACTGTAGATACAAATTTTCCAACCGACTATTTGCCACCACAATCTTCAAGTGATATAGCGACAACAGGTGAATACGAAATGAAATATCTTAAATATAAAGCAAAATATATGAAATTAAAACAAATAAGTGGCTATAATATGTTCGGGCGCTCTTTTGGTCCGCAATGATTCGAAAACGGTTTTCGAATCACCCGTGACACATATGTGAAAATACCATCTACCGTGAACATTAAAAATCATCATTCATATTATCATATGTGTCTTTCTTTATTGGGTTCAATACCCTCGAGCTTTGATATTGTGTTGAACGAACATCAAAGAAATTTGCCTTACCTTGCATTGAGATTTTATTCATAAAATCAAGTGGCATTTCAACATTCCAAATCTTGCTATATCCCAATGTTTCAAGAAGACGGTCAGCCACATATTCAATATATTGACTCATTAGTTCTTTATTAATACCCAATAGAGAGCAAGGAATCGCCTCACAAATAAAATCTTTTTCAACTGATACTGCATCTTTGAACATAGTGTGAACGATATTTTGGTCCAAAATGGTGCTACATTTACGCTTCATAATACACGCCATAGTAGTATGCATACCCTCGTCACGCGAGATAAACTCATTCGAACGAACCAATCCAGGCATAAGATTCATTTCTTTAATCCAATAAATCGCCGCGAAACTCCCACTGAAAAAGATGCCCTCGACACAAGCAAATGCAATCACACGTTGAACAAAGGGTGCATCACTATTAATCCATCTGACTGCCCAATCTGCCTTCATCTTAATACAATTATAATTTTCAATTCCATCCAAAAGTTTAGCTTTTTCTTCTTTATCCCTTATGATATTGTCAATCATAAGTGAATAAGTTTCTGCATGAACATTTTCAATCATCATTTGGAAACTGTAAGCAATTTGTGCTTCCAATACAGTAACTTCATTAATAAATCTTTTCCCAAGATTCATATTAACAATCGTATCACTCGCAGCAAAAAATGCCAACACCATCTTAATAAAGTGTTGGGCATTTGGATTCAGTTTAAGAAAATCTTCATAATCGTGACTGAAATCAACCTCTTGGGCAACCCAATTTGCATTTTGCATCTTCTTATAATGCTCCCAAATCTCAGTCTCCTTAAGAGGGAAGACAGTCAGACGAGAATTAGCAGGGTCGAGCATATACTCATATTCCTCTTTTACGTTATTTTGGGTCATATTATATATAAATAATATAATTTTTAAACATAATTTATCAATTTTTTTATTAAAATATATTTATTATTAAAATATATTTATTATTAAAATATATTTATTATTAAAATATAATTACTATTAATATGGAACCTCAATTAATAGAACCAAGTGTATTAAAGAAATTATATAAAAAACGTCTAGAATTAAATAATAAAAATTTCTTTACAGATACATTTTTTAACATATGGATGTTTATTAAAAAAAATTGGATTGGGATTGCAATTGTAATATTTGTTATTAGTATTATGGTTTATTTCTATATTGATAGACGAAAGAGTCGATTCGATAATAATATTATTATCGAAGACCCTGAACCAGAAGAAGATAATCAGCCACGTGGTGGATATGAAGCTGAATACTATAAAATGCTCCCTCGTGTAATGCCACCACCTGCAGAATCATATGATACATCTTATGATGAATCAGATGAATATTATTAAAATAATTATGGTTGTAGTTTTTCTCTAATAATCAAACAACTTCAATTACTTTGTGAAGTGCTCATTACACACCATATACACTACAACATCCTTGTCTTGCTCCGCCTTCGGAAGGTCATCCCACGGGACATCGAGTGGTCCGTTCTTGGCATAGGGATTCTCCTGGAGCCAAAAGTCGTGGATGAGGCGGTAGTAGATGCGGACATCCTCGTGCTCGCCATCTAGATGGTTTGCAAAGAGACACAGCATCTTGAGGACGAAAGTCGCCATATCCAGGTTTGCCTTTTGGTACTGAGGGTGAACCTGGTCGAAGGGAACATTGATGTCCACCTTGCCGTCCGGCGTGTCCTTCATTCGTGGGACATTGCCATTCTTGAGAATGTAATCCTCGCGCCAATTCTGGTGGAGGATACTGGCTGCCTCAATGGCAACCTGATGGAGAGACTCGGGAAAGTTCTCCTGGGTATTAATATGGTTAATCACGAATCGCGAGACCATACAGGTTAATTTTATATGGGAACTATTTAGTTTATATTTTTCAATTTTTATTAAAATATATAAAGAACAATATTATATATTATATATATGGATTCGTGTGTAGAGTTTTATAACGAGTTTCTTGACATGGTAAAGGGCTTAACTAAATGTGATACTACTCCCTATAATAATGCTTATATCGAACGTGTAAATCGTTTTTATGATTCATTAAATAATGATGAACTATTTACTATTTTTGCCAGCGCCAAAATTAAAGTTTTTTCTGCAAAGACAGTCGAAACTCATACCATTTCAACCAGTCTATTTGATGAAAATTTATCACTAAAACACGTTTTTAATAATATGGCTGAAAATATAAAAGATACTTTATGGATTGGTCTATTTAATCTTTATATTCAACTTGAACGTCATCACAACAAACATCCAGAACGTGTCGCCGTTTTAAAGGAAACTATTAAGAGTATTCGTGGGGGACAAACATCGAAAGCACGTTCTGATTTATTCAAAAATGTAATCAAAGCAGATGTTAATAATACCACCACAAATATGTTAGATGATATTATTGGTTCTTTCCAAAATGTAATGAGCAACAATGGAAATCCATTTGAAAATATTATGGGTATAACAGAAATGATTACTCAAAAATATGGTTCACAAATTGAAAATGGGGAGGTTGAAGTTGATAAGATTCTAGGTGGAATGGGTAGTATGTTCACCAGTGGTGCAGCGAAAGAAGAAGCACCAGTTGTAATGGGTGAAAACTTCAGTACAGCAGATGTAGAATTGGGTAAGGAAGAGGAAAAGAAGGGTTTTAATCTTGGAGATATCGGTAAACTTGCACCACTTGCTGAAATGATAAATAAAGTAGGTAGTGTTAAGACCGAAGAAGATGCACTTAAAGTAAAACAAGATATGGATAGTTTTATGGAAAAAGAATTAAAGGTTGATATGACTCAATACAAACAACAAATGGAGGATTTAGAGAGAAAGATGGAAGAAATGAAGCGCCAAACCTCAGTCGTCGAGGATGTCGATGACCCCACCCAATAGTGGACACGATTTATCCTCATATAATGCCATATCACATTCAATTGTCGCATAGTTATCTAGAATTTTTTCATCAATAGCGGTAACACCAGAAATCCACCAATCACTTGTAATCTTATTAACGAAATCATTATAATTCATTCCAATTCTTTCTGCCTGAAACTTGTCCAGATAAATATTAATATCTTGGACCATCTTGACATAATTATTAAGATTAAAAAGATTCATATTCGTTCTAAGACTCATTTGATGTTGCATCAGAATACTAGCAGGTGAGCCGAGACGTTCATTACAAGCTTGGAGAATAACAAATGCCATTGATGCCGCCATATCAGCATAACAAGTTAGGGTTATATTTTTGGACTTTAACATATTCATATAATTAATAATATGGTGTCCATCCATAACAGAGCCACCTGGAGAATTAATATAAATATACATATTTGTATTTACTGTTCTCATATGATTAATAAATTTAACCGATGTTGATTTGGTGATTTCACCAGTGATAGCAATCATATTATCCTTTGTTAGGGTAATATGAGTTGCAGTTGTAAACGTAATTAAAAAGAATACTAGATAATTCATTAATATATAGTATTATTATTTAGACTATATATTAATCAATTTTTATTTATGTTAGATTTGCAAATCTCACATAAATAAAGGTTAATTGGAGTTGATATAAAATAACTAATTTTCTATCTCCCAATCAATTTTTATTAGAAAAACTTATAAACTGCTAATAACTTCCACTTCATTCTTACCAAGGTCAATCATTGGCTTTACAACATTGCTAGCAAGAATATGTTTAATATCAAGGTCTTTTGACGATGGCGCACTAAAATAACGTTCTTTCTTTGCATCCTTAATATTAGGTTTATCATTATTCACATAACGTAGCGGAGGAAATCCACCATTCATACTCATTATTATAAATATGAAAATAATTTGTAAGAATTATTCGTAAAGAATTATTCTTAGGAATTATTCGAAAGAATTATTCGTAAGAATTATTCGTAAGATTTTTTTTAATCAAAATAAATTATAATATCCCCATCGTGATTATTAAGGGGATGATTTCCTATAATTATACTGCGTTTTTTGCTAAAATGATTAATGTTACAACATTTTCCTTTATTATTACAATTAAAATATAAGTAATCACTATCATTTAATTTGCCTTTAAAATTTATATATAATAATCTATGTAAGGCGCATTTCTTGCCATTAAAATAAAAATTCACATAATCGATTTTATTATGTGTTATATATCCTTGCCATACTATACAATTATCACCAATTATACCACCTGTTTTCATATAAATTCTTTTTAAATCTTTCTCAGATAATTTTTTATCAATTGGACAATCATTGCGCTGGCGACTGAGCATATCCTCAATACTCATAACCATACTATAATAAAATATAAATTAATAAATTAATAGAAATCACGATACACTGTCTGGCGTGTAAAGAAGGTTGCAACAAAGAGGAGTTGCTTCTCAATCGGGAGCTTCTTCAGAAAGTAGTGGAAGAATGACAGCCCGCAATTGCTAGCAGTGAACTCCTTAACAAGTTCCTTCATCTGCTTAGAAGCACGTGAGTCCTCCTCAAAGGTGTCGAAATCGTACTCAAAATCATCCGTGAGTACAACATATGTTCCTCGGGTGTATTGCTTCTTGTCTGTGTAATGCCCGTCATAGTCCTTCTTCAGGAAAATGTACTTCATCTCCTCGCGAGTTGTCTTGTCACCGGCTCGTGACTTGGTGTAACTGACCGGACCTCCAATGGTGAAACTGGCGGTGCGCTTGTCAATGTCATCCCGGGACATATAACAGTCAAATCGCACACTGTAGGAATAACCATTGTGCTTAAACTCAGTGCGATTAGGCAGCTCCATCAGCTCACGCTCGTGTCGGTCGTAAAAACTGGTGGACTCTACGTAGGACTGATACCCGCTTGTGTGAGTCTGGAACAGCTTTGCGATATAGCCCAGCGTCATGTAAGTCTTGTCTGAATAATGAAACAGGTCACAACAGCCACAATCTGTTGGAGTACAAAAGTAGAGGTGTCGCTCCTTGCCCAGATTAATGAGACTGAATGATGAGTAGAACTCGTCAAACTGTGACAGCTTCACCTTGAGAAGCCTGGCAAGATGGACACGCAGGATGATGTTTGTTTGGTTTGCCGGACTCGAGTCATACATACACATCAGGGACTTGCGAATGTGCTCCTCATCGCGCTTGGTATGAGTATATGTGCGTAGCATTTGCTGGGTTGAACTGGAGAGCTGCATCATCTCAATGCATTGCGAAGATGGCTCAAGACCAAAATTCTCCATAATCTTCTTCACATCTGAATTGTACTTGTCAATACGAATCTCATCCATGTACTTCTTGATGGCAGAGAATGCGTGTGTTGCAGACTTGTTGTGCACAACAACCTTGATGTTCTTCAGGCACTGCTCAAAGAACAGCTTATGAATCTGAAGGTCGATATTAGTTGGTGTCATCGCGATGGTTGACATTATAAGATAAATATTATAGGGCATATTTGGGATTTTTTTTTCAATTTTTATAAAGGTTATTCTTTTGAATAAGTTAAATATGTTGATGACAAACCGCAAGTGCGGTTTGTCATTTTCTCACCCAAAGCTGGTTGCGACAATTCAAATTAAATATAATAAATTGAATAAATCTTCTTTGGTATCTTATTAACTCCTTCATAATCAAATTTCAAAAATATTGTCTTACTTTGTTCACTTGTATTTAAATATTTTTGTGTTGTTTTATCATTCACATTAACCATCCCACTTGAGAATATATATTTAACTGCATTAAAATTATCAAATACAACGATTGGATAGGGGAACATATAGCTTAATACCAATAATTCAAAAATACCATCTGTATTAAAATTATTCTTTCTAAAAGCACTAATGGCACTCTTAAATATATTCTTACTTAACATTTCTTTATCTAATTCAAAATTGGGGAATAATTTATGGATATCTTTTTTAAATTGTTCATTGTTTGTATTATTGGCTACATAATCAATCATATTTGCCTTGAATAAATTAGTTAATCTATCTTGCATTTCAGATTCATATCCAAGATTACGGGTTTCCTTATCATATAATGTATTATGAAGCCAATAATAACTATTAACATATGCCCTAATAACACTATTTTTATTTGATACTATTTCTTGAATCATTTGTTTACCCAATTCAATCATTTCCGGAATGTTCTCCACAACTGTAATTTCATTCTTGCTTGTTGTACGTCTACCCAATTTGGGGATACTATCCTTACCGAATAAATCAGCCATAATTTTCTTAATATTAAAATTGGATGTTTTAATAATCTTTTGGTTCTTCCTATCACTAAATTGAGTATAGTCAACAATATCACTCACATAATAATTATCCTCCATAACAATTTCTTTAAATTTAATCCCATCCATAACTAATTCTTCTACCAATCTATTAATATTTGCCATCATATCATTTTTATATAAAACAAATATACAATTATTATTTAAAAATGCACAATGCAAATTCATATCACATTTATCCTTACTCCTATTAACGCTACAATATTCACGAACATTTGATATACTGTAATTCTCTAAACGCGGTAATTCTTTGATAATTTCAACAAATGGATTTTTTGACTTCTTCTCAATAATATCCAAGATAATATTTATTAATTCTTTTCGTTTTTGTTTTTTCTCCATCTTATCATTATGTACAATTCCAATAATGGTATTTCTTAATGATATATTATTAGAAAGATAAATGGATAATTCTAATCTTAATAAATTATAGGCTTCGTTTCTATACATTCTATTTTTAACATTAACACTACGTTCATCAAATGGGACTTCATTTTTTGTTATCATATTATCTATTACTTCTTCCAATGATTGATATTCATATCCCAATCCATATTTCTTAAATACCTTGGGGTCCATATACTCGTTTTTAACTGGAACAATCATATTGTTCATTAGTAGGATAGAAATAACATTAACCTCGCCTTTCTTATTCATATTATTATAATTTACTATCTTTGGAACGTAATTAAATGATGGTTCTTTTGTGTGTATTTTCTTTAATGATTTTATCATCTCATCCATATCCATCATATCAGCTTGGCGTAAATTCTCAATACTACTAATATTAATGCCCATAATGATACCAGATGGTTTAACTGGCAATAACATCCCATCTTTTAATACCACATAACGAACCTTATTACGCATATCAATAATCTGTTTCTTAATATCTGGGAATGTATTATATATCATTTTAGCAGTAATATTAAAGCTTTCACTTGTATGATAAATAAAACTTTCCACACAACTCATATTATAATAGTGTTTTAATTCTCTGAAAACTTCACTTTTATTATTTATTGTTTTGGATAAAATAATCTTCTTATCTGCTTTTCCTTTTTTAACATTATAAATGGGAAAGTAATATTTTCCATCTTTTATCATAACCACAAAATCTCTATCACTATTAATATCATTATGGTTTTCATAATTTAAACACTGCAAATAATAATTTTCAACCATAATATCTTTTTCTAAACTCTTTTTAATAATCTTTATCTTTTTATCAAAAACAAAATAAAATAATCCTTTTTCGGTCAAAACTCCCGGGATACTAAGTAATTCACCTAAAATATCATATTCCAAATAATTATTATTTTTAATATGCGATATCATACTTTCTCTATCTGTGAACATACTCTTAATATCACCGTTATTAAGATAAGTAAATATCATATTATTCGTATCTTTTTCTAATGTATTAATTGCAATCTTCTTTAATTCATCAATTGTCTTATTAAATATGCTCGCCATCGCTGCCAGAAAATGATAATTTGAATGTCTAACAGTATATTTAAAATAATATCCACTTGTTGATTCTACAAGATAATGATTCTTAATACTATAACTATGTTTCCAGATTGAATTGAATAATTGATTTAGGTGTTTGGGCAAGAAAATAAAACGACCATCTTGAATTTTATTTGTGTCTTGTAAAATATATACTTTATCACCAACTTCTTCTTTCACTTCTTCTTTCTTATCTGATTTTTTCTGTCCCAAACATTCTAAGAAATATTCTTTTTTCTTTTTATTAGCACTCAATTCTTGGTCCTTCTTAAAGCAACAAGGCATACATAAATCATTTGGGTTATTACTCTTGCTTAGGAAACCAACATAGCAATGTTCATTATTTTCATCTGGGTCACATGTGTAATAATTATATAAACCATTTTCCCCTGGTAATTTTATGGCTTTTACTGTAACTTGTTTCTTTTTCCCTTTATCCACAATAACTGCTGTCTTCTCATAGGTGTTTGTCTTTGCATTTAATTTATAACCACGTTTAAGTAATTCTTTTGTGTCATTACTAGACACTATAATTGGACGACGTTTTTTATCTTCACCACTATTTTGGCAACTTCTTGTCCATTGATTTTGTCCTTCTTCTGGTTTAAACCCAAGGCGTTTTTTATCAAGAGCAGTTGCCATTTTAACTGCAGATGAACCAACTTCATAATCAACCATATCATTAACTTTATGACGTCTTTTTGCAATTTTAGTCAGACGATTTAATGTTTCCTTTATTTTCATATATTTACTATTCTTAGCCAAATAAGTTTCAACATATAAATAAATTAAAACACGAGTAAAACTAACTATTTCATCTAATTGTTCCTTACTACGAGCACCTGTAATACGGACTTTATAATTATCCGACGAACGCCCTTGGATATCAATCCCAATACCAGGTGGTTTGGCTTTTGGTAAAACTTTCATTTTCCCAGCCTTACGGCTTTTACCTAGTACTTTGCCATATTTTTTCTTAACAATATCTAATTCTTCCGCTGCTGCTTCTTGGGTAATATTAAATTGTTTTGCAATCTCATCAACAAGTTCTTTATCCCCTATTTCAAAATTCCTCAGAAAATATAACATTCTCATATGCATTTTATTTTTATTTTCGTAATTACTTATACGCTTGTACCTGAGATAAGTACCAAATTTACTGAAACTTTCTGCGGTTGTTGTTTTTGATACACGTTTTTTAGGTTCAATGACCAGTGCAATATAGGTATAGAAGAAACGAGCAAAATCTGAAAGATCATTATGATTAATCTTATATTTATCCGGAAGACTAAATTTTTGAATAGTATTTATAAAAGCATATTTATAGTTTTCTTCTTCTGGTAAAATAAATTTAATTTTCTTATTTTCACTATTTATTTTTAATAATAAATTATTAACATAGGAATATGATTTTTTAATAGATTCCATAGTTGCCATATCTTCCTCCTTCCATGTGACTTTATATTCTAACCGCCCGATTTCATTCAAACTAATAGATATATATTTATTTTCAATTTCTTTCATTTTAATCTTAAATGATATACCATAAGGGGCATTCTCAAACCATTTTGATAATATTTCTATATCATCAATCTTTTTTGTTTTTGTATAGAATTTATAAGTTAACTGGGAATCTGGTGTTTGATATTGTATAAATGGATATTCATCAGAGACAATAAAATTATCAAATATTTTATAAAGATTATATTTTTCTTGTGAAACTGTTCCCGTAAGATTCTTTGGATTATTAAGATTAACGTGAATAATTGACTGGATTAAATAATTTGGCTCAAAATTCTTTTCAAATGTTTTAGTAGCAGATTTTGTTTCCATAACGATATTATATATTTGTTTTTCCATCATCATATCATTTCTAATTATACCAAAACTATTACTATTTCTATCTAATTCTTTCATATTTCTACTATTAAGAAGGTCAATTATCATTTCAAATCTCTCAAATGAAATCATTGGGAAATATATATTTGTATAAACCTCATACATATTCTTTTTCTTTTCTGCATCTGAGTTATAATTTAATCCTAACTCATTTACAATATCAAGCATATAAATCTCATTATTGGTCATAAAGTTTTCATAATCTCTCAATATATTATATTCGTCATCCTCACGTTTAATCTTTACACCGAAACTATCTTTCAAATAACTAAGATTGTTTCTAAGATTTTCATAAACAGATAAATTTTCATTTGGCTTTATATCAATCATAACCATCTCATTTCGACGAATCCATTTCTGTCCAAGCATAACTCTATCCAATGTATTATTATGATTATATTCTGTCCAAAAATACATATATTCAGGTAATAATTTCATCCCTTCGCCGAATTTATCACTAAGGGGGATTGACACTGCTATTTTATTTCTAATAGTATTGATATTATCATCATAAAATATAAATTGTTCTTTCACATAAACTTTTGCAAATACTTCTTCCAGTTTAATATCATATGTTGTATCATCTAATTTATTATTAAATTCTAATTTAATCTTATCTATATTTTTTGCAAAACTTTTATTATTTGTTGCTTCACTAATAAGTTTCGCAGTATCCTTTATATTTTTATCAGTTTCAATAATATCCATACTATATAATTTAGTTAATTCCTCCAAATTAAAATCATCTGCTACTTCATCATCTAAATCTTCCAGAGTTCGTATCATGGGCTCTTCATTATCTTTTTTTTCTAATTCTTTATCTAATTCTCCCACGTCTTCTTCTGGTGAATCATCCCCACCTCCAACCATCTCAACCGCATAAGTTCTAAAATCCATATCCATTTTACGGACAGCCGTTTTAATTTTATTACGTGCCAATAAATAATCATAATAAGTAGATGCAAAACTATAAGTTATACGACGCAATAAAGGAGATGATAAATGATATGAGACCCATTCTTTCCCCATTTTTGTTTCTAATGTTTTCTTTTTTTGTGCATTTTTTAATATATTACTAAATTGATCGGCTAAATGATAACGATTAAAAAAACAAGTATACCATTTTTCGCCATAATAATTTTCTAAACGTTCTAATTTATTTTTACTTAGACTATCAATTGTATCATAAAAATTCTTATTTTTAATACTTTCAAGAATTTCATATATTTCATTATCGATATTTGGTCCGACAAATATATATTGAATATATTGAATTCTTCTATTATTATTTTTAAATTTATGTATTATTTTAATTGGAATGTTCATATTAAAGAAAAATAGAAATTTTAATTATTTTTCTTTAATATATTCATAAACAATAAAAAATAAGTACCGTGGACATTTAATTATAACAATCCATAGGAAAGTTATAATTAAATATTCTCATTAGCGACCACATTAAATTCTTAGTATTCCATAGGAAATCTAAGAATTGAGTGTGGACGGTAATTCATTATTTTTATCTGAAATGTTTATTAATTTAAAATATTTGTATATAATCTCATTCCGCAATATACTACTGGGTGCCTACTATAATCTTCATATTTATATAAACCAGTTTTAACAGCCTCTTCGAGCATAAATTTAAATATTTTATTAAACAGAGGAGTATGTCCACTTTCTGGACACGCTGTATGTGCCATTTCGTGCACTGCAACATACATTAATAAATTCATATCGTGTAATTCGCCAGATGGTTTACATCTGATACAGAATGCTAATTCCTCGCCTTTATTCACTGCGTATGAAGTATAAGAAGAGTTGAAATCCGTTTCATATATTCTAGTTCCGGAACGAGTAAAATTCTTCCGTAATAAATCTATATAATTTTTATTATTTGTAAACATTTCTATATTATTTACTAAATAATCCCTCAATTTAAACATATTATTTGTAAGGTTATTTAATAATTTTGCACTACGTTCTTTATCTACACCATCGCGAACGTATACAATATTACCATCAACAGTAAAACCCACTAGATTATAGTCTTTTAATATAAATACTATGTAAAATACTATAACAAATATTATAATATATAAAGTTTCTTGCATTTACTAATATATAGATTATTTTATAAAATATTAAAAAAATAATCTAATATTATTATATATGGGTATTATGAAAAAAGATGACCTTGAATTAGATTTCAGAGGATTACGAACAGAAAACTATAGTAGCACTGTTCCCTATATGGGAAATCTTACAGCAGATGCAAAGATGTTAGTAAATCGTCTCCCCCAAAATAATGTTAAAATTGGATTATTTCAAGATAGTGAAAACCATGATATGTATAAAATGTTTGAATCAAATTCCAAACAAATTAATGATAACAACTTTTCTGAAACATCACCATTTATCAGCTCTGATGTTTACAATAATTTAGTAAATAATCAACAAGGTGGTGGTGACTCATCCACTAGCAGCTCGAGTAGCTCATCTTCTGGCAGCTCTAGTGATATGTCCCGCGGAGGGGGTAAAGATAGCGAAGAAAGCACCACAAGTGAAAGTTATAGTGAAACCGATAAATCGCACAAACGTAAAAAACATACGGAAAAATCTACAGAAAAGTCTTCTTCTTCTGAAGATGAAACTGAAAAACTTGAAGAAGAATTAACTGAAAAAATGCTATCGAGTATGTCTCGCGAGAGCAAAACACATTCTCAATCATCTAATAATTCGTTTATATCTTCATCCGTAAATCATTCCGATTCTGAAATACTTAGCACTATTTCATTAAATCATAAAGGAAGATATAATTATACTGAATCTATTAATACAAGCGATATAAATATAGTATCAGTTGATGATTAATTGTGTACGGCGCTATTCGAAAAAGGTTTTCGAATGTTAAATTAAAATACTTACGTATTTTAATTTAATCTTCATAATGAAGAAGTCCCAAAGGGACTTCTTGCTTTTCGAATATTCGCGGACCTCGATAAATGCGTTCGCATTTATCGCAGCAAATCCTTCGGATTTGACCAGAAGAGAGCCCATATATTTGAAAACGGTTTTACCGTTTTCAAATAGCGATGCTCACAATTTATAAATTAATTTTTCTTCTTGCAAAAATCCAATATATTAGTTCGTCCCATTCTTTCATTTTCAGTTCTGATTTTAAATTCATCAAAAATCTTATCTGCTCTTGGAATGGCAAGAGATAAAAATTGTAAAGCAGGATTCATAATTTGATTTGTCATATAAAATTCATAATCCACTTTTAATTTTTTCTCTGCAATATATTGAGGTGTTTCAATTCTCTCACCCTGAAGAGTATTCTTGTTCACATTAGGTAGCTGAATCGCTGCAAATTCAATTCTATCACCAGATTGTGGGCAATTACCTGGGTCACGTTTGGCAATCCTATCTGCCAAAACAACGTGCGCAATTCTTGTCCAATCTGCATAACTTTCTTTCATCTTAAGTGTTTTACTAGTAAGAAAATACTTAATATTATATTCATTATTAAACATCTTATTCATACAGTCGATTGTATATTGTTTTGCCATATCTGGGTCCTTCATATCAATCAATCTATTGATAATCCCACCGCATATTTCTTTGACAATCGGTGCATTATCGCGTCTCTTCAACACGATACCGTTATAATCTTGATAATAATCATTCGGGTCATCTTCATATTTATTCCCAACATATCGCTTTTTGGTTAAGATAAGGAAGGGCCAGAATGTCTTTTCATATTCCAAGTCGTGAGGATAGGGCAGTCGTTTCTTTACTAATTCACCCGTAATAATACCCATCTCCATCGAGAGATTAACAGTTCTCTTATCGGTTATCTTCTCACCGTGTTTATAAAATCTAACTCTTACCACTCTCTCATGATTCGCATCGCGATAATCCCAATAAGGTTGGATAATATAAGTCTTTAATTTATTATCTATAAAGTATTGAATATCATCAACAATAAATTCTCTAATGGCAATAATTCTATCATCACGTTCAAGTTTCTTTTTGTCTCGCGTCATATCATCTTCATCTTCATCCGTCTTTACTTCTAATTTACCAATACTGCATTGAACCATCATTTTATCTATCATATTAATCCCGCCATTAAATATCTTCATTTCAATAGAATTATTTTTAACAGTATCAGAAATATATTCTTTTGTATAAATATCTTGAATAGTCCACAACCACGGCAAATAACATTCTTCCATATAGTGGAGAAGGAATTGTTCAATTCTTTGTTCCACTGGTAGAATAATCTTATAATGATTTGGTGGTGGAACATAATCTGGACCCTTTGGCAGACTCAAATCTTTTATAAATTCTTCATCATAGTATTTATCAAATAATTCATTCCAAATCTTCTTTTCGGTTGGTTCAAAGAAATAACCAAGTAATTTTTTACCAAATGCCACGATATCTTTCCACAAGTCTAAGGCGGCACTGTCCTTAATCTGTTTGACCTTTTCACGGAAGCGATAGCAACTGAAAATACTATCAGTGTTATGAACAACTATATTACCATATCCTGCCATAAAATGATGATTTTCCGTTTCAAAATCATATACATAATCATTAACATAACCCATAGATATGATATCCGTAACAATATTCTTACTTGTAATAGGAATATTATGACGCATCATTATTTCACCTAAATTATTATCAATCGATGCTATCATAATTTTATCTCCAATTTTCAAATCTTTCGGTGAAATTATACTCCCATCTTCAAGAAGGCACGAATGGTCCGCCGTTACTTTGACATAACAATCATTAATTTTAATCATATATATCATTTTATTTGTATGATGTCTCATAATCCATTTAATTTTTGTCCATCCCTTATCTGAATATGTTTCCATATATTCAGCTGGCTCAGAGTATTCTTTATCATACCCACTATAATGAATAGTATCAAATTGATAAATATCTTTTACTGGCATAATATGAACCACACCTTTAATACGTAAATAGACCAATGTATCGCCGGTAATACTATCACCATATCGAATAATTGGCTGAAAGGTCATTTCATTGACTTCATTCAATGCATATTTTTTAATCCTTTCTCGTAATTCATTATTATTAACATCCTTCATTTCCATATCAAGGATTTTATTGGCTTTTTCTTCGTCTCCATTATAGAGAGCATATCGATAACCATTAAATAGCCCTGGGAAGATGTTTTCATCAAAGTGTCTTGCCAGTTTAAGCATTTCACGCCCGGTAGACGTTGTACAAGCAGCGATATCACGTTCACGAATAGCGCTTGTATCTGCGCCTGTTGCGCCATATAAAGAATTGGCAGTGACTTTGACGGCAAGTTGCTTACCATTTAAAATCTTATACTTGAATGGATTATCTTTTGCTTTCTTCATAAGTTTCTTAACTGCATCACGTTCAGCAATCAAATCGGTGAGAATTTGAGGAACAACACCTAATTTCCCATCAACCTTGGCAAAACGACGATATTCAGTGCGTCCATCTGCCTCCTTGTATGATGCATTGTAATATTCGACATTTTCCACATTATCATATTTTTCATTTTTGACAATTGTTTCGTGGCTCATATTCTTATGAATCATTGACGATGGATATAGTGATTTATAATCTTTTACTGCCAATGCCTCATATTCTACATTTGCCTCGGGGTCAAAGACAATGGCGCCTTCATAACTCGGTGTTTTTTCTTCTGGTTTAACAAGAACCGGGAAAAGATAACCAGCTTCGCGATAGTATTTAAGACACAATGAAAATAATTTAATCACTTGACCACGAGTAAAGAGAAAGGACATTGGGACATAACATACATTTGCCATCTCAATATTATTAATGATAATACATAGTTTTTCCATCAGGAGACTGACCAGCTTGCAATCCTTTACGCAATATTTCGCAATAATGGCTCGTTCATCTGGACCTTCATTAAACATACGAAAGATATCACGAGGACCTACATCATCCTTGGCTTGGGACCATACCAGTTTAAACTTTCTGGTCTTTCTTTTATCTTCATCGTGGTAATCAATATTTTCCCATTCAGTATATTTATCCTCTTTTAGGAATTCTTTAATTTCATCTGACACCGTAATTGTAATTGTCTTACCAATAATTTCCTCTACACGATATTTACTCCCAATCATATCAGAAATAAAATCGAGAGCATATTCAAAATGGATATAATCATCAACATTAATATTATCAACACTATCACAATGCAATTTAATCCTATCATTATCAAGTTTCTCAATATGATAAATTTCATCGCGAATGAAATTAGAAGATACAAAATCCAGTTTATAACTATTAAGTTTATGGTTCTTTTGGACATCCTTCATAAGATCCACATGGATACGCCCTGGGGTATCAAACATACGAATGTTATTTTGACCCAGTGCAGATGATTCCAATTTAAAGTCCCGAAAATTGCATTTGTAATATTTCAATTTACTAATACGGGATATTTCACGCTCCATATCGAGATGACCCATACAACGCTCGTAAATATATGCCTCGTCGAAGCCAAAAATATTCCAACCAGTAATAATATCTGCATCTTGTGATATTAATTCTCTTATCCACGCCTGAATCATTTCTCCCTCCGTCTTGTACCATTCCAATACAACACCATCTACGGGTGATGTTTCACGGAGACAGACGATATGTTGTCTATATGGTTCCAGATTACCAAGATGAGTATAGGTTGTACCGATTTGGAAAATACAATCCGCCTTATTTTTCGCTTCGGGAAATTTATCTGCATCGGATGAATAACATTCAATATCAAAACTGGCTGTTCTAAATGGTGCGTTAATATCCTTTGTAATGGGGACGATATCTCGCCAATCAACTCTCAATTCAATATCGCAATAACTCTCACGGCTATTAATATCAATCGCAATATACTTACTAACACTTACCCACGAACACCCACTAATTTTCTTGATATGAAAACATCGTAGCATTGGTGGGAGATTAGCTTCATAAGTCTTAAATTGGATTGGTTTACTAGTAATACCAGGAATATAAACGGTAGATTGCTCAAACATATATCTAAATTTTTTCATTGAGATATTATTGTTAAAGATTAAACGGGCAAAAAGATATTTCTTCCCATTGGTAAATCCTTCTGCCGCCATTCTTTCTACCACATCCATATTAATAAGACTGGCACGAAATTTTCCCCATACTTTTTTATTCATATCACTGGTAAAATAGGTTAGCATTTTACTTACATTATGTTTTGCTTCATCTTTACTCCAGTTTAAGGGGAGTTTAATATAAAAATGTGGGGTATAGTTTACAATTTTCATATAAACCGATTTACCCTCCATTGTTCGCCCAAAAGTATGAATAATATAGGTACCAATATCTCCAGAGTTATTATTTTCACTATCTTCCTCATCTTCTTCCTCCTCCTTTTCGTGGTCCTCCATCCAATCATAGATTTGAAATTCAATAGTATTATTCATTATACATAATAAAACTATTTATTTAATAGTTTTATTATCAATTTTTATCTCTTATTCCCTATGTCAGATAATAAGAGCCCAACTATAAATAAAAATAATTAGAACTAATTATTTTTATTTAATTTTAAGGCTCTTAATAAGTGGAACCGGGAATAATTATTTTTATTTAATTTTAAGGCTCTTAATAAG